TGCACATCCAAGTACTCAACGCATGGCACCATATCCCACGGGCAGCTCGAGGTCGCGTATTCCACGACCTTAGCTATCTGCTCCGGGTTCCACCAGCGTTGAATCTCGTCCCACATCCAAGGCTCCTCAAAATTCTCGCATGGTTCGCAAGTCTTGTGGGCCACTCCCGCACTGTGGTCATAGGTAACCACATGATCAGTGCGGACGGGGATGTCAGCCCATTTCTTATAAATGGGGCCGATGACCGGTGTGTGAAGATCAAGCACACAACCGGACACTCCCTTATCATGCGCAACTGCGTGATTGGGAACATCCAAGGGGCGACTGGTTGAATGTATCTTCAACATTTGGCGCCTGAAGTCGCACATACTGTTAGCACCACCGGCAAAGGCAGTGCCGTATATGCGGCCCAAGAAAGGGATAGGCTGGGGCCGAAGGATAATATTCACCTTCATGACTTGCCCAACCATGTAAGCGGCATCAATCAGCCACTTCGCGTCTAGATCCGGCGTGCTCCCATCGTCACCGCCGTAGAGACCTAGGCGCTCCCAAGCCTGCATATCATCATCACCTGATAGCCGGCGCGCCACGTACGCTGTAAAGGCATTGCGCACGGTGTTTCCCGTTGAAGTGTCCGGGAAACCACTCCCCTGCCCGGTCCCCTGTGGATATCGGGACCCAAACGGGCAGGAGACCTTGGATCCATAAAGTGTGCTCAGGGTTTCGAGCACAAGTGGGTGGTCCTCGACGCGGAACACCGCCAAATGGAGGCGGCGTTCTAATTCTCGCGCGACGAGGCCAATCGAACCATCCATGTTGGTGTAATCTCCATCAGCTGCCATCATGGCATGCTGGTACATCTCGGCCATTCGCTCCCCTACTTCCCGCGGGGTGCGTCCGAATGCGTACCAATGCATGCGCTTAACAACTCTGGTGAACGAATACACCATCTTTGAACCCATGAACCGCACATGCTCATCACACTGGGTGATAACACGCGCTGCAGATGCGATTTTCATGGCTTCAGCCTTTTGGAAGGTGCGACTGACGTTGGTACCAACATACCGGTAGAACTCACGCACGCGGTCTAATATCGTGCGTTGCGTTGGCCTGTGCTGTCTCTCATACACTTCCTCATCATCGGCGAACGTAATGGGACCGTCCGTCTTGGAAGTGAATATACGGACAAAGTCATTCATGTAGCGGTCCAAGACCGGACTAACCTCTGTATAATTGCGCATCGCTTCGACACGATGAATGCACGTCGCGACCTCATTCTCAGGGTCGCGACGGGCGGCGTAACAGCCACCAGATATAAAGGGGTCGCAAATCGCTCGCATGCCACTCTTGGCCCACG